TTCTTCTTTTTCTGGCTCAACTTCTACCATCTCGCCCTCTTCAGCTTTTTCAATTACAGGAGTTACCTCTGGCTCTGGCTCTGCTATTGGTTCGGGAGGTGTAGTATCTATATCTATCTGTGACTCTATCTCAGCCTCTATATTTGTTTCGATTGTATCTACATCTATATTTGTATTTATATCTGGCATCTCAAATGTGGGGATCTCTACCTCAAATGTAGGTATTTCATCAAAGCCAGCCACAATATCATCGATCTCAGCCTCAACGCTATCCATGTCAGAGTAGTCTTCTGTATCTTCATTGATTGGCGTTATCTCAATAAAGCCACCATCTGTCTCTTCAAAATCATTATTACCTATTAAATCCTCTACTAATTCTAACTCGGTATCTCCACCAATATTAAGACTGACCCACTGCTCGACAGTCGTTATGCTGTTTGCAATAACTTGTGCAATGACATTATAAATCACATTGATACTAACATCATCAAATACTGGGCCTATACTAAGGTTGATATCTCGGCCACCAATTTCCACGATAAGTGATGTCAGGCTACCACCAAAATTAAACTCCCCAGAGTATGACGCATATCCTGTATCTACGCCTGCCGCAGATAAAACATCCGTACCTGCAAACTTAACTGAAGATCCGTCCTTGCCTGTGATATGTAAATATATGCTGTCAGCCGCATCCTGCTTATCTACCTTAATAGTGTACGTTGTCTTACCACCGTTACTAACATTTAAGTCTGATATATCTATTGTTTGTATAAACGTAGTACCCATACCGCTGACACCCATCGTGGAGGTGTTATTACCAGAGCCTGTTATCTGAGCGCATTTGTCTGCACCGAGTTGCCCACAAGTAGAACCTGTTGACATCGAAGCAGGGCCTTGTCCTCCCCAATCACTGTCCATATCTCCTTCTTTAGTAGAAGTTACAAATCCATTATCACCATCAAGAATATCTCCTGAGTCAGTATTTACAACAGTGTCCACCGTTGTTTCTGTGTTCGTTGTTGTTATCGTTGTAATTCCATCGCCCTCAGAATAACTCTCTTCGGTTACTGTCTCGGTAATGGTATAAGATATGTCTGGAGTACATAGGCCGACTACATCTGTGGCACAGTTTATATCTGCTTTAGAGGATGAGCAGTATAGTAACAATGCTAAGAAGCAAGCCACCCTTCTTACTGGTTGATGTCTCATCCTTGGTTACTTTCTTTTCTTTTAACTTTTTCTTTTTAATTTTTGCATCTGCTTTTTTCTTTTCGGCCTTTACTACATTGGCTGTTTCAATCATTTTCCGAAAGTGGCTACCTTCGGGAATCATGGTTGGGTTCTTTGTCCACATGACTTTAGCCTCTTCGCCAATCAAGCCCTGATCTAACAGAGAACCAAATGGACAGGTCGTTCCTGCCCTCCACATAGCGTCAAATACACGGCCAGATGGATCACCACATAGCACAGAAACTGATGCCACGCGCAAACCGCTTTGCCCTAGAACCCTAGCTAATTTAATGCGCTCACAATTCAAATCAATTATAGCCTTACCTCTAGCAATGCCGAGGATCTGAGATTGTATTGCTATGGAGTTAGCCGTACCGCAAGAATCATTCTGGTTGATGTTTATTCCTGGCGCACTTGCCGTTCCCACAGACTTATCTATAACAGTCGAGGAAACCTGTATTGCTATCTGCGGCTTGTGTTATAGCCGCAAAAAACAAATAACCAACCATAATAAAGGCTATAAGAAAGCATATTAAAACAGTTTTTTTCTTAACTCTCATCTACCGCCCCCCATGAACAAATGTTATTCAAAGAAAGAACTTTGCAACTTATTGTACTACAACTAGACATCATTACTAATAACAAAAAAAACACAACTAAAATAGGAAGTGTTTTCCAGTAAATTCTGTTTCTAGGCATAACGAAATTTACTTCTCGTCTTTCATTATCATNCCAAGAACGCCGCAGCCAAGGCCCACGAATATAAGTTCTCCAGCAAAAAGCACGCCGCACCCAATTAGAATGATTCCAGCAGCACCCCAGGTGGATGGCTCTTTTAAACGATTTTTTATATATTCCATAGTATTATCCTTTCTAGTAACCTTTTTTCTTTCCGCCCTTTTTCTTTCCACCTTTTTTCATAATTCTTTCCTTTGTTAAAATTTCATTAAATTTAAAATTTCTAACAACCCAAATTGGCTTGCAATAATTACTGCTACTCCGCCCACTGCAAACCATTTTATCTGTTGTAAAGTTGCATGTATAGAATTTAAACTATTAATAGCTGTTTGAATTGATTCGTCGTGCTTACTTAACGTAATTTCAATTTGTTCTATTCTAGCTTTGCTCATAATTAAGCCATAGCCGAAGGACGCATACGGATACTAGATGATCCAATACGTGCTCTTTGATCCATAATTTTCATTTCTTCAACTCCTTTAGAATATAGAGATTGCCATGTACCAATTCTGGTATCTTCATTTAAATATGGAGCTGCTTGTAATAGAGAGCCATACAAATATAAATCAGGTGCATCTGTTAAAAGCCAGTTTGATGCGTTAGTTGCGGATAATTCTGGTATTTTACCATAATATGTAAGCTCAGTTGTGTAAGTACTATCCGGGCTGGGTATTAACTCTACGCTTTCTCCAATAGTAGAAAAATAAATTGGTTTACCAGCAGAAGAAAAACGACTTACAGCGTCACTAGCCTGGTTGGGCGTTAAGAACTCCAAAACAACAATTGGAGATGTGCTCAACTGAAATCTAATAGTTTCCTGCCAATCAGACGGAAAAGTTGTGTAAGCTGTTGTAAGACTTGCATCAGATCGCTTAACCATTCGGTGGTCGCGAATTTGTCGGTTCATTTGAGCCTCGGCAAGTGCAATAAAATCTGGAATAACTGCTGTTAAATCATCTCTAAGAAGCCAATCAGCAATTGAAGCTTTTAATTCTGTATACGTTGTTAAACTCACAATCGTCCACTCCTAGTTCTAAAAACTCTGTTGTTACTATCGTTCATCCATTTCTTTAAAGCTACCGGATCGTCAGCAATGCCTTTTCTCTTTAGATCATAGTATACTGAAAGCGGAATGGAAGCAACTTTTGAAAGTTCACCAAATTTACCGGGGCGTTCATTGTAATTTCTTTTGTTATATTCAACCACACTAGATACGTCTTGCGTGGTTTCAACCACAAACTCTCCATTAGATTTTACGTGCCAATATTTTTTAATTCCAGTTAAAGGGTCACTATCAAAAAGTCTTTTTTGCATCTTTTTCTCCTCGTAAAATTAAGGGCGACATATGCCGCCCTTAAAAATATTATTTAAGCTGTTGTACAATCAGCAACCAAACCGTGAGCCGCTTCAGTATTTACAATCAAGCCGCCCTCCCAGATTACCATTCGTTTTTCAGCATCGCCTGTTTTAGCAAGAACTTTTTGCTCGATAGGACGCAAGTTCGCAACTGAAACATACTCAGGATCAATTAGCCAAGTATCTCTAGCTCTTTGGAACCTGTTTGGAACTACGTTTAAAGTTCCAAAATCTGACATATAGACATCTGCTGTACCGATAATAGTAGTCGGCGAATCAGAAGGAGCCATATACCTTTGAGCTGCAATACCAGCAAAGCCAGAAACTGTGCCTTTATTAAAAGCTCCAACCATAAGCATAGATGGTTTTCCGCCATTAGCGTAAGCGGATTGCATAACAGCTTTCACCATTGGCTCAGTCATAGCTCTCTGAGTACCGTCAGTTCTAGCTGCCGTTCCGTTTGCTCCGACTGGATTTGCTCCATTTACTCCACCGCCTGTTGATAAAGAAACATTCGCAGCAACCCAGGCACCTAGACCAGCAGTTTGCCGTGGTGTGTTTGGTGCTCCACCAATAGCAGCAGCGTTGTTAAGAAGCAAAACCGATTCTATGTCTCTTTTTAATTCACGTCCACGGTGTGCAAGTTGATAACTTAGCTCATTCGCCCGGCCCGCCTTGTCTTGGAACTCTAAGTTGTCAGCCACGATGACTGTACGTCTAAGAATCTGCGAGTAATTTCCAATACGAGTTGTGGCTGGAGTAGCGTCAAAAGTCGTTACGTCATCGCCGTCAATTCTCGCTGTGGTTACTACTGCACCAAGTGCATCAGTTTGCCAATCGAAACGTGTATTTGATACCTTTGTGCTGCCAATATTTGACATAAATGGGGTATCCTCTGGAGAAATCATAGCAATAGTATTCGCTAGACTCTCCCTAATTCCAGCCGCGTTAAACGACGTGAATGTATTTGCAATTATAGCCATTTTTTATTCCTTTATAATTTTAAGTTTTTAATCATTTCAGCCGCGTCTGAAACACGACCGCTTTGCTGTAAACGCTGTTGCGCTCGTTTTAACTCAGTTTTAGGAATAGGCTGACTACCGCGAGATCCAGAACGTAAAGTTTTTACTTTTTGTTTCTTAGGCGTAGCTTTTGCCTCAGAAACTTTGTTAGCCCCTTGGTCGTATAACATGGCTTTTCTAGCCAACTTAACGAGTGAGGCATCTTGTAAGCTATTTATAGCAGATTCATCAAAACCTTCATTTAATAAAAAACTACGGAGTTCTGTTGACTCTTTTTGAGCTACAGTTGAATCACGCCATTGCGGAATTAGGTCGGGTAGTAACTCGCGCTGCCTATCTAAATATTGTGAATTTAAATATTCTACACGCTGAGACTCCAACTTTGCGACTCTTTCGTTTTCTTGTTTAATAGATTCCAATTGTTCTGCTTTTAGCTGTTTTTCTTTACGATAATTAGTTTCTGCTATTCTCGCTGATTTAGGGTCCATATTAAATAGAGTATCCCAATCTGGTTCTGGCTGTTCCTGTTTCAATTGTTCGGCCAAGACCGGTAACATTTGAAGATACTGAGCACGTTCCTCTGAAACCTTCTGGTATTCAGCGTCAAGAGATCTTTTCCTGTCAGCTAAAGCAGTGGTTTTTCGAGTATAATCCGAAGTTCGCAAATAACCTTTCCTCAATTCTTCAACCGTTTTCTCTTCCCCGTTTACCTCTAATTGCACTTGCAATAGTTTCTCCAGGTCATAAGAAGTGTCTTCTGAATCGTCTTCTTGGTCATCTTCTTCTTCAGATTCGGCTTCAAGTGTTTCTGAAACATCTTCTTCAGTCTCACTTTCCGCCATTTCGACTCCGTCTTGATCTTCTAAGACTTCATCTGGCGCATCAATTTGTTCAGCAGTATCCTCATCGGGTGCTATAAGTGAATTGATTGCTTGCGTAGCTTCTGCCATACCAATCCGCGTCGGGGTGTTGACTTCTGACATTGACTTCTTCTCCTATAATTTATTTAGTAAGTGGTTTACTAAGTGTTGCGTTGTCGATCCATGCGCGAAGTTTCTGTTTTACCATCTGTGTTCCGCGCATTTTCATAAAAATAGCCTCACGGCCACCTATATCTCCATCACTAGAAGAATTAAACATCTCCCAGTAGTCACCTTCAATCTCGCCTAAAAACCGCTGAAAATCAACATCGTCAAGCAATCTTTTAGCAAAATGACCGTCATCCACGATTTGCTGTGTAGTTTTAGTCATCAATAGCACCTTTTATTACTTCCGCTTGAGACTTTAAAACTTCTCGATCAATCGCCAAGTCACCCTTTATCTTCTCAACGTTAATTTGCGTGCCGTATTTAGCTTTTAATTCTTCAGTCTTCATTAGAATATCAGCCTCCAACTCGTCACGCTTTCTATCGTCTTCCATTACCATTTTTTCGCGTTGCAATTCTAGGTCAGCCATTTTCTTTTGAATATCAGCCTCAATGTCTTTAATCTGAACCTGTACAAGCATTTCATTAATATCCGGCTTTTCTTCTTCCTGTTGTGGCTGGAATTGTTGCGGATCGTTCCAGAATTGAGATGTATCCTTAAATCCAGATAGCTCTGTCATAGCTTTTAAAGTGTTTGACAGTTTATTAACATCAGTCAAAGGATTCTGAGCACCCATAGTTTGCATTGCCTCTTTCTGCATTTCACCAATCTGGCGTAACATCATCATACGCTCAGTATCTGTACCTCGACCCAGAGCTACGTTAACAGATACATCCATATTCGCATCCCAAACCCTGGGATCAATCGGCACAAACTCATTTCTAAGTTTAATCATTCGCTCCTGATCTTGGTGCGTCGTTATAAGATGTAATATTAATTTATATAAATCCTTCATACCAGTCTCAGCAAAAATACGCGCTATTAACTCAATGTGCTGCTGTGCAGCCGATACAGTAGCATTAACAGCGGAAGCTGTAGACGATTGCAAAGCGTCGGCATCTAAACCAGCCGCAGCTCTCGATATTCCAGTGCGAGATTGCTTAACGTCATCCATATAATTTAGCACTGGGAAAGCTTGCTGGCCAACAAATGGCATCGCTAAAGGTGTAACTTGCCCGGCAGCTCTCTGCCTAATAATTGCACCCATTTCAGTATTCATTACGTCTTCAATATTCGCCATTCCCTCAACAACAGCCATTCGAGGGTGAATAGACATCGCCAAACTATCTAACGTATTACGCAAAATCACCGATTTAATACGCTGAATATCGCCAACAATATCAAACATACTTAACCCATAAAAATCATGTGGCTCTGGATCGGGACAAAACGATGCAAACGGAGCCGCAGAACACGGCTCATTCAATAATATTTTATTAGCATCNCCNGCAGTACAAATCTTACGCAATTCAGAAACGCCATCGCCATCAAAATCAATGCGTATGTAATTNTCAATGTATAAAACTTTTCTCATTGCGTCATCGTCACGCTGGCCAGTTGCATTTTGCAATGCCGGGTTCCTGGTGTATCTCTCCACATTGAAATCCATGTCATCTGTCGTGGATGACAACCCCACCATCTCCTCTTCTTCGTACCCCATCGCAACCAACTCAGACACAGTTACAATACGACGATGTGCAACATATTCCGCTGCATCAATAGACTTAGCACGCCTGTCAATTAAAAACTCCTCTGGGGGGATGCTTTCAATCTTAACCTTGCCATTAGAACTTTCACGCCTCACCGTAACATCGTAAAACATAGGCGGAGGAACAGAAACAGGCTGGCCCGTTTGAGGGTCAATCATCTCCTCCATTTCCTCAGAAACAGTGTAAGACTCCGTAATATCTACATCGCTATCAGGATCAGACATTAACGCACTCAACGCCATCTCATCCAAACCAGTCAATTTATCGGTACTAATTTTTGCGTCGTCGTCCCAATATGCCTTGATAATGCCAACTTTTCTAATCAACGCATCTTTGAAAGCACTGTACATTACCAAGAACCCCGGATTATCGCGATTTACAATGTAATTAGCGTAATCTGACGCTTGCTCCGCTGCCGCGACATCCTCTGGGCCATTAGGGGCATACTCAACAGTTTTATCTGAACTCGTAAAAATACGCATTAAACTTGGCAATATAGACTGAACAGTATCACGCACATCCATCGACACAACTTGCGACCGACCGTCCTCCTCATCGCCAAACGCCTCGCCCCGGTAATACTTAGTAGCAGTAGCACGGCTGGGCGAAACAGTATTGTCACTATAATCAACAGCGTCATCAATTTGGCCAGCGAGAATACCCTGCAACTCGTCCTCGGTCATCTCACCTTCAACCGCTATGTCGTCTTCGTCGCTATACTCCATCTAATTCTCCTGTTGAACAGATAATAATTTTATATACCAAAAATACAAATTTTAAACAACACCTTTTATATTACGCTTTAAAGGACGCGCCCACGCGCCCAACGAAGACACACCGTAACGCATAGTTGTGTTATCGGTCGCCAAACACAGACACACCGCATCAGCTCGGTCAGGCGAGGCTATCTTTCGACGTTTCATGGCATCCTTCGACTCCACCTGGATCTTGCCACTCGATGTAAAGAAATAACGCGGCGCGACTAACTCCGCAAATAACAAATCATCATTGGGGAGCTGCACATCCATCCCGGCAAGCCACGCTTTCGTTTTAAACCACAGCTCGGCACGTAAATTCAAATACGTTTGCTTGCTCGACGACGCTTCCGACACATTCAAACCACGCGCAGGCAACTCCAACTCGCGCAACCGATCCAAAACACCAGCACCAAACCCATTACTGTCAACAATAATCTCCACGGGACGACGACTTGGCGACACTAAATCATATTCCGCCTTAACCGCACCCGTAAGCTGCATCAAATCCAAACCCCTCCACACAGTCAAAGGATGTATCAACGGGCCCTGCCTCCGACATAAAACAGAGCTATCGCCACCCTTACGCGCTACATCCAAACCCCAAATTGCCGTAGTAGTCTCGGCAACCTCAACTTTA